GAGGGCCCTTACACTTTCGTGTAAAAGCCCTCCTAACCTCTGCTGGTCATTAGATCGGCGTAGTATTTTACTACTTCTCACTGGGAGGATAAGTTGTGACGATTCCACGGACAAGGACCAAAGGACCCAAGTACCGACAAAGTACGGTACTTGGCACGTCGAGTCAACATGTATCGGCGTGTCCAAGTGTGTATACAGTAACGAATACACACTCGTTTCCAGTTGGTAAGAAGTGCGAGGAGGCTATTTGTGCTGATGAATTGCACAAAGGTCCCCCTTACCGCTCTGGCGGCCCGTTTTTCCTCAAAAGGATCACCGTAAAATACTTCGATTCTGAAGAAGTAGATGCACGGCGCTCCAATTGGAGATATGTCGGGAAGCTAGCCGCTAGTATTGATTGTACAAGTTTACAATCAATATATACCGGTCTTATGCCGTCCGTAGGAGCTTATGGTGCCGAAGCCTGGAATAAATTCAGGCCGACTAAACCAAGAGGCGATTTAGGTCAATGGTTCGGAGAACTCCGAGATTTACCAAAGAATCCTTTTGATCCGCGTCTTTTAAAGAAAAGACTAACGGGTTTGAGGGATGCTGGTAGCCAATACCTAAACTATGTCTTTGGTTGGAAGCCTTTCGTAAAAGACCTTATAAAGGTCTACGAGACGTCAAAGAGAATGCACAACATTCTCAGGTTTCTACGTAGAAACAATAACGTCTGGCGAAGGGCTGGTGGCACCATTAAGAACGAGTTTGCTACAGAGGCGTTAACAGGAGGAAATATTTCTACACCTGTTTTATCAACGTATCTGTATTATGACTCGTCGTATTCCAAGTCCGTGCTCACGAAAATAGTTCGTGATACAGTTTGGTTTAAAGCTAAATGGAAATACCATATTGCCGAAACGGATTTTCTTATCGATGATCCGAAAGACATATGGGGTTCCAGATTGCTGCGCAAACTGTATGGTTTTGAATTAACACCAGCACTTGCTTGGGAACTTATCCCTTTCACCTGGTTGCAGGACTGGTTTATTAACATTGGCGATGTTATGGCTAATGTTAGTAATTCCATGTACGACAACCTTGTGGCGAAGTATGCATATGTGATGAGGCACCGTTCTTTCATAAATATTTATGATCAAGAACTAAATATGGCCTCAACACTCCCTTACCCTCATTGTGAAGGTACCAGATGGATAAACTCTGGTATCACCATGATTGAGAAAACACTTAAGGTCCGTGCAGTTGTCACGGCCGAGTGTAAGGAAAGGGAATATGCATCCCAGTGGGCGTTTGGAGGCGGCGGAGTGCTCAATGAGTCTTTATCTCCCCGTCAAACCGCGATACTATACGCACTTGGATATTCCAGGCGATCAGGTATGAGATGACCTGATTTGTGTAGTATCAATCGGCAAGTTAACTGTCGAAAACTTATCAACAATTAAACTTACAGGAGTAATCGTCATGTTCGCAGATCCGCAATCCGTTACAATTAATGCTGTTCCTCAAAGTATGCCTCGAGTCTCCGTTGGAGCCAATGAGGCTACCTATCGGACTGCCGATGAAACCCACCAGATGCGTATTTCGCATCAGGCTTCAAAGGGTCGTAAACGCCGCATGGTCCGTTTGGATAAAACGGTCGTTGCAGCAGATCCTTTGACTGCTGAGAATTTTTCTCAGAAGTTGGGTGTCTATCTCGTCGTCGATGAACCAACTTTTGGTTTCTCCGATGCCGATATCGACTATGTCATCGACGGATTTATCGCCTGGTTTACCTCTGGCAATATTGCCAAGGTTCTTGGCGGTGAATCCTAGCATCCGGTTTATAACCGGCTTGACAGTGTACCTCCTTTGGAGGTACTCTGTCATCGTAACGGTAGTAGTCCTGTGGATCGTTGACTCTTTCATTTATAATTTAAAGAGTCAGTGAACATGGCTGGACTCGTTACCCCCAGTAGGAGGAACGATGAAAAGCCACGAACAGGATCTACTCGCTGTATGTCGCTGTATCCTTATGGATGCAGCGGCTAAGTGCTACACCGCTAATGTCAGCATCGTACGTGATTTGATAACAATCAAGTCACGTATGACTCACGAGAGCTTATCGTTCCTAACGATAACGCTTCCTTCGTTTGGAGCAGAGTTTGAAAAAACTCTCGACCACGCGAGGATTACCTCTTCCGACTTCCAAGGATGGAAGAAACGGATGTGTCTCCCTGCATTTTTGCAGGGTTTCACTAGGCTCGTGTTTAATGCTGAAACAGGAGAGCTCTTTGATAACCCAGACATTGCAGCAATTGAAGGAATTAGGCAAATTGCTTATACCTTCAAGAAGCTGTCCATGCCCTGCAGTCCTGCAAGGGACTTGTCGGCATTGTCAAAGTACAAAGAGGTTGAGTGTTATCTATCAACGACCATGCACACAGGAGACGATAACCTATTTAATCAGGTTAGTCGTGTTCTGTGGGGCAGTGTGCTTAATGAGTCATATGATCTCTTTAAGTACACTCCTAAGCATGGACCTGGTCAAACTGCTGAACGTATTAACGGTAATCGTAAATACGCTCACCGGGGCTGGACAGAACGGTTAGAACCGTTCTTCCCTGCAGATGCTTTTCTAATGAGTTGTTATACTCAATTAGATGATGTATCCGACGGGATCAGTAACGTGCAGTTTGCCTCCTTGGAACAGGAATTACCTGTAAGGGTAATAACTGTTCCTAAGACGTTGAAAGGACCACGGATTATCGCTATTGAACCTGTCTGCATGCAATACACGCAGCAGGCTTTAGCTTCTTATATCATTGAGAAGCTAGAAACTCACAAAATAACTGGTGGTCATATAAATTTTACTGACCAATCCATAAATCGTGAGTTGGCGATAACTGCATCCTCTGATCAGTCCTTAGCAACTTTGGACTTGTCAGAAGCAAGCGATCGTGTACCACTATCGCTGGTTACAGCTATGCTTAGTATTAATCCTGATATTTTGGATTGTATTTTAGCATGCCGTAGCCGTGCAGCGCAGCTTCCGACAGGTGAAGTAATCCACCTTTCGAAGTTTGCGTCCATGGGAAGCGCTCTCTGTTTTCCAATAGAAGCTATGTATTATTTTACAATAATTACATATGCCCTATTGAAGAAAGCAGCACTCCCTGTTACTCTTCGTAACATTATGCATGTTACAAGAAGAGTCTATATCTACGGGGATGATATAATTATTCCCGTAGATAAGGTGGCAGTTGTTATCGAGGCTTTGACGGGTTTTTACTGCAAAGTCAATGCCCAAAAGTCCTTTTGGAACGGTAAGTTCCGAGAGTCTTGCGGGATGGACGCTTTTGACGGCAATGAGGTTACACCAACCTATGTTCGTCAAATTCGACCCGATAACAAGGGACAGGCTGAAGAGATTATATCTCTAACAGCGACTAGTAACCTTCTGTATAAGAAAGGTTACTGGTACACGGCGGCTCTACTCAAGGAATGGGTAGAGTCTGTTGTGGGGTTGTTACCCGTTGTTAAGGAGACATCTCCAGGTCTAGGTTGGCACTCTTATCAAGAGGGCTTCCAGTTTGACAGGTGGAATAAGAAACTCCATAGGTATGAAATACGTACCTGGGTTGTTTCACCTACCTACAAAACTGACGTTCTCGATGGATGGTCAGCCTTGCTCAAGTTCTTCTTAAATGCGTCTACGAGACCACGTTTCGCGGCCGTTGATGAGAAGCACTTAAGTAGAAGCCCGAGGTCCGGCACCTCCAGCATAAAACGCCGGAGGACCACACCTTATTGAATGGGTGTGGTTGTGCAGTAAGTTAATCTGCACGGGGGGCATGCCACGTAAAAGG